CCCCCCTAGACCGTGACGACGACACCCCTAAACTGTGGCGCGACATGACAGACGCCGAAAAGGGTGCATTGCTCTTGGCGCACCACGAGGGGAAGGTGATTGAGACTTTTGATACAGACAGACATGAATGGCGCGAAGTTCGACCAGAATGGATTTACTATGAATCCTACCGCGTTCGCCCCGTAAAGCCTTCCTCCCTGCCCCTCGAAGCGGGCAAGACATACCAGACAACCAGCGAGGGTGATTGGGACTGTATCCACGTTAAAGGCAAATACGCATGGCTAAAACGTCATGGCTCTAATGACACGGCTTATGTTTGGGACGCAGAAACAGGTAGAGCAAGGTCACTAAGCGAAGAATGGGATGCTGTCGGGCTGGCGTCAAAAGATACTTAAAAGGAGAACACAAGTGGAAGATGATTTCGTTGACTACCTGATGGAGAACCACGGACTTCTTGGAACTATTGCGGCCATGATAACCATTTTGTTTTGCGTCCTGTTTTTTCTAGCTTTGGTTATCTGGTCTTGCGGTATGATCTTTATACTACCAGTGATTTATACGGCGTGGATGTACTTCAGGTATAAGGAGAAGTCTAAGGATGAGGCTACCAACTAGTTTTGTTTTAAGTAAGTCTGACAGACCAAGCTCTTGGTGTAGGTCGTTTAGAATAAAAGAGGAAAACACAGATGAGTGAAAAACAGATTATTGTGCAGTTGAACCCTGATGTACCACCTACAGGAAGTTGCTTGGGTATCGTCAACGCAGCGCGTAGGAGCTTTGGTAAGCGTAGTGAGTGGGTGTATTCAGGTGTGGATACTAATGGTCCACACGAAAAGGCACTGAAAGCAAAAGACAAACGCCTTCTTGAGTTCCTTGCTCGTGGCATGACTGCTGATGACTTTGAGGACTTCTGTTCTGAGGTCATTATGCTTGGCGGCTCTGAGGATATGGACGATCTTAAAGAAAAACTCTGGCAATGGCGCAACACACCTACACATGACACACCCTTTAACCACGGGTTCTTTAGCTTTGAGGTGAAGGCACCTATCTTCGTAAGGGCGCAGTTGGTGAAACATGAATACCTCATTATGTCAGAGTTCTCTCGTCGGTATATCACAGATGACATTGAGTTCTATGAACCTGACTACTGGCGTAAGGCTGCGGAAGACAAGAAGCAAGGGAGTCTTGAGAAGCCCACTGGAATCCAAGGTATGGCAACTTGTATCGACGGAACACTTGACCACTTTAATTACCTACTAGAAATCGGAGTAGCACCAGAGCAAGCACGGATGGTTCTCCCCCAGTCCCTTATGACTGCATGGACATGGAGTGGAACACTAGGAGCCTTTGCTAACATGTGTAAGTTGCGTATTCACCCAGAGGCTCAGCACGAAAGTCGATTGGTTGCTGAGAGAGTGTATGAAGAACTTAAGAAGCAGTTTCCTGTAGCTGCACCATTGCTTGTAGAGGGTGTGTTGCAATGACTTTTTACCTTTTAGTTGTAATTGAAGGTGGGGAAGTCTCCTATTCTCTTTGGAAAGATATGTCTTTAGCCACGTCTGAAATGCACTACCTAAAAAGAAAATTTGGACTACCTCTTTACAGGATGGATATTATACCCATTGACGCATATGACTAGAGCAAGTAGATTCCCTTGCTTCTCACAAAAGAAAGTAAACTTACTTGTTAGGAGAAACTAATGGCAATATGTTACCGTGATATGACCTTCTGTTCCAGTGACTGCATCAATACAGAGTGTTTCCGTAACTTTACTGATGAACACAAGGCTAATGCTCAGAAGTGGTGGAAAAGTCTTGAAGGGGAACCACCAGTGGCCTTCAGTGATTTTTCTGTTGGATGTAGTTCCTACAAAGGGCCGGAGGATAACCAATGAGCCACTGGCACTATCAAGCTATAAAGCACACCGAGGACAACTGGGATGTATGGTATGGGGATCACGAGGTTTATCCTTTGGATGATGGTCCTACTTGGACACAAGAGCCTGTCACTGTAGAAGGTGAATCTATCGAAGACCTCAAGTGGCAATTAAAGGCTATCCTGAATGATATTGAGAAACATGGGGTGATTGGCTATGAATGACTACAGTGACTACCGTAAGTGGGCCGAGGCGGAAGTTTGGCAGGACGAGGAGTACCTCCAAGACCACGAAGAATACTCACCCCAAGATATTTTTGACTTGTGTAGTGATCTAATTGAGAGGGCTGAACGGCAGGGCTTGGAGGGTTGTTACCTTAAGTTCAAATCTAATATGGAACCTTATGAGGATTGGCTAGGGCCTCCAAGTGTAACTGTTGTTGGTTATCGGCCTTTAAACCAAAAAGAAAAAGACCAGATGGATGAGGAAGATGCTATCAAAGCCTTTGCCGAGGAAAAAGGTATCTCTATGTATCAGGCAGATAATTATTTTGAACTGAAAAAGGCTGGGGTAATTGACTATGAGTGAAACAAAAGGCCAATGCCCTGCACATACAGCAGACACTAACGGCAGTGACTCCTATGCTTGGAACACCAGCAAGAACCAAGGCTACTGCCACTCTTGTGGGTTAGTCACTTGGTTGCATCAAGACACTGGTGAACTGTGGGGGCGACATGGGAATGGACGTAACTTTAAGGTGAATCCTTCAGGTGGATACACAAGTAACAAAGAGGATTTACCTTTTATGGGCGAGAAGTGTGAAGGGAGTTTTATGCCAAAAAACATCACTGAGGTAACTGAACAGAAAGGTAAGTATGAACCTTGGCGGGGTATCCACAAAGACACAATGGAACACTTCGGAGTGACCACTGAAGACGATAAGGTTTACTTCAAATACCCCTCGGGTGGGAATAAGATTCGCAAGAAGTTGGCTAAGGAGTTTTTTGCTCAGGGCCTCAAGAGTGATGAACTGTTTGGGATGCAGTTGTTTCCTGCTGGTTGCTCAAAGATGGTCACTGTGACTGAGGGTGAACTGGATGCTATGTCAGCTTGGCAGATGCTACAGAACGGTAAGTTTATGAACCCTGTGGTTTCACTGCCAAGTGCTACCCCTTCTGGTAAACTGTGGGAGAAGTGTAAAAACTGGCTAGACTCTTTTGACAAGATCATCTTGAGTGTTGATAACGACGAGCCGGGGCGTAAGGTTGCTGAAGTAGCTTTTGACTTGTTTCCCGGCAAGGTCTACCTGATGAACCACGGCCAGCACAAGGATGCTAACGACTTCCTTATGAATGGTGACGGAAAGGCTTATGTGAGTGCTTGGTGGGCAGCTAAGAAGTATTCACCAGCAGGTTTTGTGAGCGGCTCTGAGGACTGGTTAAAGGCTGTCAGGGAGGAGACCCCTTACGAGTACACTGAGACACCTGTAGAGGCTCTTAACAAGGTCATGCGTGGGTGGATCAAAGGCGGTATCACTGTCGTCAAGGCACCCCCCGGCGTAGGAAAGACCTCTCTGTTTCGGTATGTGCAGCACGATCTGGTCAGAAACCACGGTAAGGTAGTGGCTAATTTGGCCATGGAAGAGATGAAAGCAACAACAGCAAGAGGGATGGCTACTTATGAATTGAACACTAACGTCAACACTGAAGAAGACCAGCACTTTAACTACATCTCTGACGAGAAATTCGAAGAGGCTCTGTTGAATGTGGTTGGTGAAGAGAAGTTTGTATCCTTTGACATTGACCCTCATGACCCGCTTGAGTCTACACTGAAGCAATGTAAACATGCGATCACTATCTACAATGCGGACTATATCTTCATTGACCACCTACAGCGTCTTGCTTACCTTAGTGGTGTTGATGGTGCTACAAGTGCATTGACTGAGCTTGGTGTGAAACTTGTAGAGCTCTCTAAGCGACGTAACGTAGGGATCATCTGCATCAGTCACGTCAATAATGATGGGCATACTAAATACGCTAAGTCTGTTGAGGAGGAAGCCATTGTGCTGCTTGAGTTGCAACGTGATAAATTGGCTGAGGATGCTGACGATAAGAACACTACGCATCTTACAGTGACCAAGAACCGTCCTTTTGCGACTACAGGTCCAGCAGGTATGTTGCGTTATGATGTGGACACTACGATGGTTCAGGAATACACGGGACCAGCAGAACCGATTACGCCAGACAGAGGAGATGAGTTTTGAGTGATACTAAAGTATGCAGCAAATGCAAAGAGGAGAAGCCACGATCAGAGTTCCACAAAAAGCGGGAAGCTAAGGATGGTCTACAGTTTCAATGTAAGAATTGTAGGAAGCAGTGTCGTAAGCAGTACGATAAGCAGTATTATCAAGAGAACAAGGAGAAGATCAAGCAATACTATCAAGAGAACCGTGAGAAACTCTTGGATTACTTCAAACAGCACTATAAAGAGAATAAGGAGAAGTATGTAGAAAAACGTGCAAAACGTAGAGCCTTGACGAAAGATGCTATACCAGAGGCCCTCATAGACTGCTCTGTTGAAAAGGAAAGACTACTGCAAATCTACAAACTACGTGACCTCTTGACAAAAGCCACTGGTGTTGAGTATCACATAGATCATATCTGGCCTCTAGCTAAAGGTGGTCCTCATTGGTCTGGAAACTTACAGATCATTACTGCGGAAGAAAACCTGAGTAAACACGCTAGCTTCTGCGAAGACACAGCCAAAGTAATACAGGAGTCACTAAATGAGAATACTTGTAGCTGACACTGAAACAGATGGTCTAGCCTACGACTGCACAAAGCTGCATGTGATGAGTTATACAGAAGACGGGGAGACTTACCACAGCACAGGTGACTACGATGACATGCGGGCAGTAATCAAGAGTGCTGATCTTCTAGTGATGCACAATGCTGTGATGCACGACATGGTAGTGTTCAATAGGCTTCTCGGCATACCGCTAGAATACAAGAAGTATATCGACACTCTTTGGGTCTCTAGGTATCTATATCCTGATCGTGCTTCACATGGGCTTGATGCTATTGGTAAAGAGCATGGTGTTAAGAAACCTGAAGTAGATGACTGGGAGAACCTCAGCTATGAGGAGTATGCTCACAGGTGCGTTGAGGACGTGAAGATTAACTGGCTAGAATGGCTGAAACAGAAGAAGAGGCTTGAAGAGATATATGAATAAAGACACCCTAAGATTCCTAAAGTATCTTAGCTTCAAGGCTGACTGCCTCAGAGACCAAGAAGAAAACCCATTGACACTCGACGTAGAGAAAGCACAGAGGCACTATGATGAACTAACACATATCGTAGAGGAGAAAACTCAAGCACTTGCTAAAGTAATGCCAAAGGTTCCCGGTAAGACACAGAACAAGCCTAAGAACCTTTACAAGCAGGACGGTAGCTACAGCGCCCACGGTAAGAAATGGTTTGACACACTAAAGGAACTGAAACTACCAGAGGACACTGAAGGGCCAGTTGTTGTTGAGTGGGTAGAGGGGAACCCTAAGAGTACTATCCAGATCAAAGACTGGTTGTTTTCTCTCAACTGGTCCCCCTGCACCTACAAGTATGAGCGTAACAAACTCACTGGGGATGAGAAGAAGATACCTCAAGTGCGGTATGTGGCTCAAAGTGATCCTCGAAAGGGAGAACTGACAGACAGCGTCTTGCGTCTTAAGGACCGTGAGCCTGCCATTGAGGAACTTGAAGGACTTACTGTAGCCCAACACAGGAAGAGTATTTTTGAGGGCTTCTTGAGTGAGAATCGTGACGGTAAGCTGGTAGCTGGTGCAGCAGGTCTTACGAATACTTTGAGGTTGAAGCATAGGAAGCCTATTGTGAACTTGCCGGGTGTTGGAAGCCCTTGGGGTAAGGAGATTCGAGGGTGTATTGTAGCTCCAAAGGCTTTCAGGTTCAAGGCTTGCTCATTACCTGATGGAGACCCTTTTGAGAAAGAAGAGGTTCCTATGGTGCTCTGTGGTGCTGATGTAAGTTCGCTAGAGGATTCTACTAAACGCCATTTCTTGTGGTCTTATGATCCTGAGTATGTCGAGAGTATGAACACAGAAGGCTTCGACCCTCACATGACGTTGTTGGTTGTGGCTGGTAAAATTACCCAAGAGGACTACGAGTTCTACGTTGATTGTAAAGTTCATGGGATCGGCAACAAAGATCGGCAAAGGTTTGAGGTTCTGGACGCTATGAGGGCACCAGCCAAGACTACAAACTATTCTAGCACATATAAGGTTGGTGTAGCGAAGCTGGCAAGGGAAACAGGTATGACACAAAGAGAAGCACAACAGTTCCTAGATGCCTTCTGGAAACTCAACTGGGCTATCCTGAAACTGGAGAAAGATCAATATGTCAAGACACTTCGGGATGGTAGTAAGTGGTTGAAGAATCCTGTTAGTGGTTTCTACCACAGTCTTAGGAGTGAACGTGATGTATTCTCAACGTTAAATCAATCTACAGGTGACTACATCTTTAATCTATGGGTAGTAAACATGAGACGTATGGGTGTTAAGATTTCACTAAATTACCACGATGAGGTTCTTTTCAGTGTACCCAAAGGACAAGAGAAACAGACAGAGGAGTTGCTTAAAGAAGCTATGAGGAAGGTCAACGAGACATTGAAACTTAATGTGACTATTGGTGCTGATGCTGAGTTTGGCCCGGATTACGCCTCAGTGCATTAAAAGATGCAGAGCATCGACGCGCTCACGCGCTAGGGTGAGTCACTTTTGCAACACTGAAGGTTTATCTTGTGAAACCTGAATAATCCCGGTGAAAAAGTACTTATAATACTATACAGGGCGCAACAGAGAATCACTATCGTAACTAAAGGATGAGACATGAAAACTAACGGCCACACTATGACACTTGACATGGTTCTGGAATATCCCAAGGTACTTGACCACACCCGATATGTAATTAAAGAGACGGGTGAACAGGTCAGCAAGGAAGATTTTTTAAGTGGCAATTATGAAGGGGATGTCGAGGTTGACACCTCTCTGATTGGTAAGCCTAGCGATCTTGACCGTGGTGATGCCAACAGCGATCAGAAATGGCTAAGAGAACTGGCTAAGAACCCTGAAGCTAAGGTCAACTGCTACTTCACCAGTGAGGAACAGATCGCTTACCTGATGGAATATGAAGGCTTCGAGCCTCTGGTAACTAACCCCAAGACTGGCGAAGAGATGTCTCGCATCAAGGATGGTAACGAAGACTTTGGCATCGGTAAGTATATCCAACTGAAGCGTAAACTTAACGACATCCGTGAGTATCGTGACAAGAAAGGTGAGATCAAAGAGATGGACAAGGGCGGTGTCCCCGGTGTCAAGGTCTTTAAGGATGATGCCGTTGTGGACTATGACTACGAGGAGCTTGGTCCTATCGGTAATGGCACTGAGAGTAAGGTTCGGTTTGAACCTCGCTACATGCGACTTGAGGCTCTTGGTATCACTAACCTTGTTGAGTTCTCGGACACACCTTTTGAAGAGGATGACTTTTAAGAATGCCTAAAGTGATAACAACAATCTCGTATGAGGAGGAAGACTTTGGTGATGCTGAAGTCATCTCCTACAGCAAACACGTAGAGGACTTGGATGTTCATAGTTGGTTGTGGTATCTCGTAAAGATTACTGAACAGGCTGGCTATGACTGTGAGCAGTTACAGTTGCTTACTTCTCGTGGAACAATCTATAAGACTGATCTTTAAGGTGAAGCATGTGTGAGTCTTTCTTTGAGGGTGACCCTTGTGCACAGTGCAATTTACCTCTTGAACCCCGCAGCAACTTTTTTGTTGTAGAAATTGGGCCTGACCTTCTGTGGGCTTGTCCTAATTGTGGGCTTAAGTATGATGTCGAGCATGAGTGCAACTTTGACTTTTGTACGGAGGTCTTAACAGTAGCAAAATGAGTAAACCAGACAGAATAACCAAGGTGATCGTAGACGGCGACGTGCTTGTATATCGGGCAGCGTTCTCTACTCAAGACAAACCACCAGAAGAAGCTGATAAGGTATTGGACCAGATTATGGACTACACTATAGGCAAGACTGTGGTGTTTCCTCACGGCAATAACTTCTACTGTTGGCTTACAGGAAAGGGAAACTTTAGGTATGACATAGCCAAGACTGAGGAGTATAAAGCAAACCGTAGGGACACTGTAAAGCCTACCCACTACCAACACTGTAGGGACTATCTTCAGTCTCAGTGGGCAGCACAAGTCACTCAAGGGTGTGAAGCGGATGATGCTATCTCTATTGAGGCGTACAAAGGCAACATGAGTTCTACAGTGATTGTCTCTGTGGACAAGGACTTCGATACTGTTCCTTGCTGGAGATACAACTTCGTTAAAGATGAGTTTATTGAGAACACACCTGAGAGTGCCTTGAGGTTTTTCTATGAGCAAGTTCTTACAGGGGACCGTGTTGACAATATTCCGGGTATCCATGGGATCGGCCCTAAGAAGGCACAGAAACTTCTAGGGGATGCCACTACAGAGGAAGAACTGTTCAAGAAATGTCTTGATGCCTACGAGGGTGACTATGAAAGGGTTGTAGAGAACGGAAGGCTTCTGCACCTGCAACAATGGGAGGGAGAGCTATGGGAACCCCCAAAAGGTGTGACTTCAGGTCAGGACTAGAGTATAAGGTAGCTTGCCAGTTAGATGACTTGGGTGTAGCTTATGAGTATGAGAATCGTAAGGTAGAATACCAAAGGAAGCCTAGCAAATATCTCGTGGACTTTGAGTTGCCTAATGGTATCATCATTGAGACTAAAGGGAGGTTTACATCAAGTGACAGAAGCAAGCACCTTCGCATTAAAGAGCAGCACCCTGAATTAGACATTAGGTTTGTCTTTAGTAACAGCAACAACAAGCTCAACAAGAACTCATCCACAACTTATGCGGGTTGGTGTGAGAAACACGGGTTTAAATACTCAGATAAG